CACATAAGCCAGAAGATATATTAGTTGGCGTTATGTGGAGTAGCTCAAACAGACATGACTATAGGTGTGTTTCTCCAAGAATGTTAGATTTTGTGCAAAACAAAGTAGACAATGGTTGGATAGAAAATCCAACTAGCTTTGTAAAAAACAGCCCAAAGAATTGGGTGATACTAAATATTCATTGGAGCGACTCTGAAAACAAAGAAGCAGAAACACATTATAAAATGTTTCACGATGAAATAGGTGCTAGTATATATTCAATTGAACATGTATTGAGAACACAATGGTTTTTACAATCAAAAGGTATTAAATACTTCTTTACCGATTTCATTGATGAGAATATTGTTTCATACTATAATATGAAACATTCTGAGATAAGTTATCTGTATGAACAGATAGATAGAGATTTTTATCTGCCTGTGAGAAGTGAACACAATTGGATAGTAAATAACAGTAAGAATTTGCATTTATGGAAAGGTGATTGGAAAAAGAGTCCATATCATCCTAAGACAGAAATGCACAAAGAATTTGTTGACCAAGTCATTATGCCTTGGTTGAAAGAAAAGAATTATATAAGCGGGTAAAGTGTTTGTGGTTACACGTTAGTCTTCCAAACTGAAATAGAGGAGTTCAACTCTCCCTACCCGCTCCAAATATAATGCCCTGGTGGCGAAATTGGTAGACGCACCAGATTTAGGTTCTGGCGTAGAAATACGTGTCGGTTCGAGTCCGACCTAGGGCACCAAAGGAAATGTATGCAAGATATAACACCTGAAGATTTTGAAAATTTTCGCAATAGCGTCTTTTATCAAATGGGATTGATACGATTAGAAGTGTCAAACCTTTCTCATTTTGACGCACAGGGTGGCACTTGCATTTATGATTTTATGCACGTTCCTACAATTGACGAAGTTGAAAATGGTTTTCAAACAATTGGTAGTAAACAGTCATATCTAGTTCCAGTAGTTAGAATGCTAGGAATGAAAGTTGATGATACTCAAATTTCATTACCAGAAAGCATCAAAAAAGAAATTATTAAACAGTATAAAGAAGTTGCCGAAGCAATGGAAATTGTCAAGCAACAATACTTTGAAAAGAATGGTAAACAATTACCTATTAGGAGACAAGCATTTTTAATTTGTCCCCCGGGTGGTTGGGCACCGATACATGGACATCACTGTACGCACAGTGTTACGTTTGTGTATACTTATCCTCAAGGCAAGATTGAGGGTGATGAAGAAAGTTGTTTAAAAATGGGTTACGATTTACGTCATACGTTACCGTTTCCCAAAGAAAACAAATTGTTGTTTAGTTTTAAAGACAATCCGTTTCATAGTAATGTGAATAATGAATGGAGATTCTTTTGGATCAATGACTTTGATGATTATTTCGAGTTACCAAAAGATTTAAATTATTATTATTGGATTGATAAATATCACGATAAGAACAATTTATAATTTCGGGCCAGTAGCTCATCTGGGAGAGCACCTGATTTGCATTCAGGGGGTGGCGGGTTCAAGTCCTGTCTGGTCCACCAATTAAATGCTTCTTTAGTTCAGCGGAAGAATGCTACATTGACATTGTAGAGGTCAGTGGTTCGACTCCACTAAGAAGTACCAATTTGCGCAGGGAGGTCAAGTGACCCGGCAGGTCTCATAAGCCTGACTGAGAGTGGAGCGTTACCACTCCCTGCATCCAAGTTTCGGAGTATAGCGCAGTCTGGTAGCGCATCTGGTTTGGGACCAGAGGGTCGGGAGTTCGAATCTCTCTACTCCGACCAATTTAAAAGTTTGTGTTAGAACGTATATCAGTGTTTAACGCATTACCTATTTGATCGCCCCATGTGATAGTATGAGAAGTATGACCAAATTCTTTTAGTAGGTCTGTTCTATAAGTACGCACTGGTGTATTTTCAAATCCATATGCTCTGAATCTAGGTTGCATTTCAGTGAAACCCACTTTATCAAATACAGCTTTTTTCAAAGCCGCCATTTTGTAAATATCACTTGGGTTATGTAATTCATCGCTGTACACTTCACGGTGTGCTTTCATAAACAATAGGTTAGCATCCATAGAATGATTAATCATATTGCCTATACCATGTATGCCTCTGTCAGCTAAGAACATGTCATACATTGTATAACTATGACGATGTGGGCTTAATCTTGCAGGATTACCCCAAGGCCAACTATAGTCTCCACCGATAACAGGGAAACCCGTGCATTGTTCAAATAACCAAAAATGATGTGCAACGTGTGGACTTGTGATAAGATATGGTCTTATGTAGTCGATAAATTTTCCGTTGTCATAGAATGTTTTAATGTCTAAGTCAACTAATTTTTGAGTTACATTATTTTCTCGGCAGAATTTTTCAGCCCAGTACAAATCATTCATGTTGATAAGAATGTCACCACTGAATAAACGCAGAGTAATGGCACGTACTGGAATGTTATTTCGTAAGCAACCGCGTAATGTAATTTCGCTATCCATGCCACCGCTGAATAGAACTTCAACAAATTTTGTTTGACGTTCTTCAAAATGAAGGTTAAAGATATCGTAAATATTAGTTAGACCTGTTAACTCTGTGTCACGCAAATCAACTTGAAAATGATGTTGTTTAGTCTCATCATTTCGGGTGAAGGTCATTTTCTTATAGTTGTTTCTACTACTAGTCCAGGTTATTGTATTCATCAAAATATTTATATAAATAAATTCATTAGGAGAAAAGAATGAGTAAAGGTAGTAGCCCTAGACCGTTTAGTATAAGTCAAAAAGAATACGAATCTAATTACGATAGAATTTTTCGTAAACCCTCACCAAAAGAAATCGAAGATGCAAAAATAGAAGATGAAGATTTTGAATGGGTAGAACGTTTATTGAACAGTGGTAGTCGTACAGAAGTTAAAGATAGCTCTCAAGGGGGCTAAATAGAATGAACGGGTTGTTAGCTCAGATGGTAGAGCGTCTGCCTTACACGCAGAATGTCGGCGGTTCGATCCCGTCACAACCCACCAAGAAAACGCGGGAATAGCTCAGTTGGTAGAGCGAGTGCTTGCCAAGCACTAGGTCGAGAGTTCGAGACTCTTTTCCCGCTCCAATTTTAAATCAAACTAAAGAGGTAATATGTCACGTATCAGTAGCGAAAAAGCAGTCCAGCAAGTGGGTAATCGATATGATTTAATTCTTATTGCGGCGGCTAGAGTAAGAGAATTACGTAGAGGGCATAAACCAAAACTAGAAACAAAACATGGTCCTATGTTGACTGCACTTTCTGAAATTGAAGAAGGAAAAGTCACTAGAGATTATCTCAAAAGAATCAAATAATTTACCCAAAACAAGTTGTAAACACATTTATTTGTGATACAATATTCTTTTGAGTGATAGAATTATAAGGTTAGAGGCAGCAACATAAAATCATTTTTATGACTCGCTAGACACTATGGTAGTAGGCTGGAGTGAATCAGGTAACACTGTGGATCGTTGAAGGTCGCTATTGAAATAGACTAGCACACCAGGTGTGATGGCCCTGGCTAAAAACGCAGTCTCTGGGGTCACGACCAGGCTAAAAATATCGTAACAGCTAACCTGTTAACTTTGGATGAGTTCAGCAATATACACAATATTAAAGCCGTTAATGCAGTAGAAGGACCCCTGGAAAGGAAAGTGCTTAGGCACTTTGCAGAAATGCTCCGATAGAACTGACGACTTATGGAAAGACATATATGCGCCGCTAGCAGACACAACAACGGATATAGTCATGGAACTGAACCAACATACTGGGGATGGGGGTGACTAGAAAAAAAATTACTTGTTCCAATCATCCAGCTATTGACAATCAATACATAAGATGTTATAATAGCATTTTTAAACAGTGAAATTTTTAGGATACTTTCAGCAACTTTTAATATTACTTTCATAATGTAAAAAAGCGTATCCTGTTGCATAAAATCATAGAAAGGAGAATGTATGCAATTTGTAGAAGCAATTAAGAACCAAGAAGCTCGTACCGCTAACGGTATGAAGGCACGACAATCCACAGCGAATGCCTGTGTGGATTTGTTCTATAACATCGGCGCAAGTCGTGGTAAGAACATTATCCCCGCTTTCACAGCGGCATACGTTGAGAACTCCGATCTAGCGTTGCGTATCGTCCAATGGGCACGTGACGTTCGTGGTGGTTCAGGTGAACGTGAACTATTCCGTCAAATCTTGACACACTTGGAAAATACTAACCCAGAAGATGCAATGCGTCTAATGGCTAAGGTTCCAGAAATCGGTCGTTACGATGACTTGCTAGTGTTTAAGACAAAGCCTGTAAAGGCTAAGGCTTACACTTTGCTTGGCGATGCACTACGTGCTCGTAATGGTTTGGCGGCTAAGTGGACACCACGTAAGGGTGAAGTTGCACGTGAAATTCGTGAATTCTTCGGAATGACTCCTAAGCAATATCGTAAGAGTTTGGTTTCTTTGACTAACGTTGTTGAAACACAAATGTGTGCGAAGCAATGGGACACAATCAACTTCAGCCATGTTCCATCATTAGCACATGCTCGTTACAAGAAGGCTTTTACTCGTAATGGTACTTCTTACGCTGACTATGTTGCAAAGCTAGTTAAGGGCGAAGCAGGTGTGAAGATTAACGCAGGTGCAGTGTACCCATATGACGTCCTTAAGGGTCGTATCAATTCATATGGTCGTTCAACAATGTCTAAGACTGAGTTGGATGCATTGCAAGCGCAATGGGACGCATTGCCAAACTTCATCGGTGACGCTAATGTGTTGCCAATGGTTGACAGTTCAGGTTCTATGACTTGCGCCGCAGGTAAGAACACAGGCTTGTCATGTTTGGAAGTTGCAATCTCTTTGGGATTGTACTTTGCAGATAAGAACACTGGTAAGTTCAAGGACACATTCTTGACTTTCAGCCGTGATCCAAAGTTGGTTAACCTTAAGGGTGATATCAATCAAAAGATTGACCAAATGAACACTGGCGAGGTAGCTAACACTAACTTGCACAAGGCGTTTGATTTGATCCTTAAGACAGCTTTGACCAACAATGTTCCTCAAGCAGAAATGCCTGACACATTGGTGATCTTCTCTGACATGCAGTTCGACCAAGGGGTCGACCATGATGACAGTGCTATCGAAATGATCGCACGTAAGTATCAAGAAGCAGGTTACGAACTTCCAAAGGTCGTATTCTGGAACTTGAACGCGGCTTATGGTAACAGTCCAGTTAAGTTTGACAAGAAGGGTACTGCGCTAGTCTCAGGATTCAGCCCAGCAATCGCTAAGTCAATCTTGAGTGGTAACTTGGATGACTTCTCACCAGAAGCAATCATGTTGAAGGCTGTTATGATTGACCGTTACGACTTGGCTTAAAGATTTTGATTAGGTGAGTGTGCGTCACTTTAAACATTGCCCGAGGACGCTTAGGAGTCGGCCTAATCAATCCCCGAAACCCGTTTACACTTTTTCGTTAATAAAGTGGCCAATGATTACCTGGCTTATAAGTAATTTGGTACATAAGAACTTGACCATACGACCCGCTTATCTGGGTACGGAAACAATCTTAGGAAGTTGAACGCTAACAACTGCCATAATAACTTAAATACGTAGACAGTGTAGACAACTTAGACCGGGGCTCTTGTGGTGAGAGTAACCGGTCATTTCCATTTCAAACCTTGAAAGGTCCCCATGAGTGACCAATCAAACTAACCCGTGATCCTCTCGTTATTTCAGTAACATTATGGTACACTTCGGCTGGGAAGAAAATCCCTGTGCCTATAGTCCTACTTGATTTGTGTTTGCCTATACACAAATCCCCACCATCATATTCTGATTCATCGGATAACTGAATAACTAAATTAATTTTTCGATGTGTCATCATTTCTGTGTTGGCGCAAGCATCATGGTGATTGTCAAATCTATCACCTTCAACATACATTTTTACTTCATATGGTTCTATGAACGTAATACTAGGATCAATTTCTTTTGCATACTTGCTCCAAACATAATCCAATGTCTCGTATATAGGGTTGTCATATCTGAAAACTAAACAGGTGTAGAATGATGCGTGAGTGAATTTATTTTTACTTCCTCGGCGATGTAATCCTGATGTGTTCTCATCAAGTGCAAATGCTTTGAGTTCTTCGGCTTGTTCAACTGTAATTAAATTGGGCACTTCAACGATTTCTCTGGCATAATCTGCCCCTGCATATCTAGGTGGCAAATCAAATGATTTTGGTTTGGGGATTACTGGAAAAGTCATTGTGTATTTATAATGTATATAAATATACGAATGATAAACGTGATTATACCTATGGCAGGTGAAGGAAAAAGATTTAAAGATGCTGGATACACAATACCCAAACCATTGATAGATGTTTGCGGCAAACCCATGATTATCCGTGCATTGGAGAGTTTGAATATAGAAGGCAAATATCATTTTGTGATACGTAATGACCAATACATGAAAGATACGATATTTGCGATAGAAGAAGTAAAGCCCAAATCTGATTTTCATCTAATACAGAATACAACTGCTGGTGCCGCTGTTTCCTGTTTGAGATTTGAGAACAGCATAGACCCTGAAGAAGAATTGATAATTGTCAACTGTGACCAAATAATGAATTGGAATTCAAACAGTGTGTTAGAATCATTACGTAAGTATGATGCAGGTGTAGTCACGGTACGAAGCAACGACCCTAAACACAGTTATGTTAAAATGGAAGATGATGTTGCAGTTTCAATTATGGAAAAAGAAGTCATAAGTGACCATGCATTAACTGGCATACATTATTGGAAGAAAGCAAAATACTTCTTTGCTAGTGCAAATAAAATGATTTCATTAAATCAAAAAAGTGCCAATGATGAGTTTTATGTAGCTCCTACATACAATCATTTGATTAAAGAGGGATTGCACATAGGTAGTCACATGATTAAAGACAATGAGATTAGTTTTGTTGGAACTCCTGATGATTTAAGGATATACAATGAAAGTAGGTAAGTTATCTAGTTTTAATCGTGGATGGATTATAGGAGATTTTGAGAATAGCCTATTGCGTACAAAAGATTTTGAAGTATGCGTAAGAGTACATCCTAAAGGTGAGATATACGGAGCACACTATCACAAACTGATTACTGAATACAATGTGCTAGTGTCAGGTAAAATGACAATGTGTGGAGTAGAATTGAACTCGGGTGATACATTTATAGTAGAACCAAACGAAGTAGCAGATCCTGTATTCTTGGAAGACTGCACGATTGTATGTGTTAAAACACCTAGTATAACAGATGACAAGTATCTGGTATGACATTTTATTTGTTTGATGTTGATGGGGTATTATGTGACACTGGGTGTAAGATTGATCCAGAATTCCAATCATGGTTTATCGAGTGGGGTAAAGATAAAGAGTATTATCTAATCACAGGCGGTGAACGTCATTCTACGATTGAACAGGTTGGATTAGACATTGTGCAAAATTCAAAAATGCAATGTCACTGTATGGGGAATCATATCTTTATAGAAGATAGAGAATATAAATTAAATCAATTTACACTACGACCTGAAGAATCATATTGGTTAGAGAGTTATATACAAGAAAGTCCTTATCATACTAAAACAGGAAATCACATAGAACAACGTAATGGAAGTTTGAATGTTTCTATTGTTGGAAGAAATGCAACAATTGAAGAACGACAGCAATACATTGAGTGGGATCGCAAATATCAAGAACGTAAAATATTAATAGAAGAATTCACTAAAACTTTTAAGCGTTTTGAAGCATACTTGGGTGGAAACACTAGTATTGATATATGCTTGCGTGGCGCAAACAAAGCAAACTGCTTAGACTTGTTGCAGATTGATTTTAATGATGCATACTTTTTTGGAGACAGATGTTTCAGAGGTGGAATAGATTTTCCGATCACACGATACATTAGAAGATATAAACAAATAAATCACGGCTATAAAGAAACTTGGGAAATTTTAAAATCATTATGATTTACATTGCACACAGAGGATTAATAGACGGCCCGGATGTTAATTTAGAAAACAGACCTCAACAAGTTGAGCAGTCATTGAACCAAGGATATCACTGCGAAGTTGATGTTTGGTATGTTAATGACAAATGGTTTCTTGGACATGATCGTCCTGATTACGAAGTACCTTATGAATTTTTAGAGCAGTATGGTCTTTGGCTACATGCAAAGAACTTAGATGCACTATATGTTATGGGTGCAAATAGAATATTAAATTTCTTTTGGCATGAGAGTGATAGTTGTGTATTGACTAGTCAAGGTGACATATGGACACAGCCTGGTAAGCCATTGACAAGAAATAGTGTCATGGTCATGCCTGAATACATAGACAAAACATTACAGAATGCGTTGAATGTAGATTGTCTAGGTATATGCAGTGACTATATTAAAAAGATTAAAGAGTTGAGATGCGTTTAATTGGGTGCGGTGACAGTTGGTGCTGGGGAGCAGAGTTGGTTGATCCCAACGAAGAACCCATACCCATTATGAATCTACCAGGCGGCGGGTTCGAGCGTCAATTAAAGCCAATCAATATCGCATACAGAGAAAGGAATCGTTACTTAAATCTGTTTGCAGACAAAATTAATGCAACAGAGATTGTTGATTTGAGTAAGCCAAGTAGAAGCAATGATGCAATCGTTAGGACACTCATTGAGTTTTTGGTTAATGAAGGATATACTACGGGTAGAGATACAAGTGATTTGTTTATCACGATAGGTTGGTCTAGCCCTGAACGTAGAGAGTTTTATTATAAAAAACAATGGGGAAATGACAATTGGATGGAGTTTGGCCCATGGAGTATGGATCAAGACCACGGAGATCCTGACATAGATAAATTCATGCGTTTGTACTTTGACAACTTCTGGAATGAAGGTGAGTTTCTACACAGATGGATTACACAGATATGGCAAACAGAATTGATGCTAAAGACATTAAAGATAAAATACGTTATGCATCAAGCATTCTATCATCACCACACCCAGATGATTAATCAATGGGACGATAAGAAATATAAAGAAAAGTTTACAACAATCACACATGCCGATAAGTTGATGTGGGATTCGATAGATGATATTAGATTCATTCACAAGAATCACCCTGAATCAGGGACGATGCATCATTATATGCTTTCGGTTGCAAAAGATGTGTTTGAAGTGTTTCACCCCAACAGTAAAGGTCATGCTATTTGGGCCGATCACATGTACAACTATTGTGTTGAGAATAAGTTACTATGAAAAATATAGCAGTCATCATACGAGGTCATTATAGAACATGGGACTATAATCATAAAATGGCATTCAAATTCTTTGATTCAATAGCAGAGAATGTAGAATATTATTTTGTAACATGGCGCTTCTTGCCACTGTGGACTAAACGTATTACTGATAGTTTTAGTGACAACAATCAAAAGTTAATTAAGTATTTGGATATCTATCCGGATGAGTTGTACTATACTTCATGGCAAGGTCCTAGTTGGTTGAATCATGCAATCATTCCGTATAAAAAACAACGTGAATTAGAAATAAAATATGATGCTGTCTTTGACACAAGACCTGACATAATTTATAAATTGAAACAAAATAAATTAGTAATGCCACCTGAACCTAACACACTGTATACATCACGTTATGAACCACAACAAGGTCCGGATGGTAAAAAACATATTGGCATCGAGGATCATTTTCTAATGTCAACTAGTGAAGTGCATGATAGAATGAACACGAGACATGCATACGTTGATGATATCGGGTGTCAATCAAAGATTTTGCAACTAGCGACTGAATTTGGAATTCAAACGGCGGTAATGGATTGGGTAGACGATTCTATTGTTAGACCGACTGCATTTGCAGGTATACCTAACCCTGAAGAATATTTCGATAACGACTATAGAAAAATAGCAATGGATTGGGTAAACATGCCATTGGATCAAAAGTTAATACTTTTGTCTAAACATTTTATACGTGAGGAAGACTACACGACGGCAAGTCTCTTAGCAAAGCTGTAGTTGACATTTATTCCCGAATCAATTATAATATAACTCTTACAGGAGCAAGTTATGCATTGGATTCAAAACGTATCATTGAGTGACATTCAAAAAGGGTTTCATATCAACCCTGGCGATAACGCCATGCTCATTCAAATTGTTGACCCGTGTATGGAGTTCCCGAAACCCTTATATAATTTCAAGCATGTAGCACAATTTGAATTCTTGGATCTTGAAAAAGATGACTTGCCAAGTGCTGAGGAATTCAAAATCACTGATGAACAGGCAAAGAGTTTGTGTCTATTGTTGAAGCAAGCATACGCTAACCAAATGAACGTTATTGTTCATTGTGTTGCGGGTGTATGTCGTAGTGGTGCAGTTTGTGAAGTTGGAGTGATGATGGGTTTTAAAGACACCGAAGTGTTTCGTAGCCCTAACTTACTGGTCAAGCATAAAATGATGAAATACTTAGGATGGACTTATGACGAAAACGAACCTCACACGATTAACGGAATCGAACTTGAATCAGGACTTATTATCCCTAAAAGAAATTCGGAACAGCTTGGTGACACTTAATAGTATGAGACAGAAACGTTGGCAACTCGTAAGTGATGACCATGTGTGGTTCTACCCACCTGACATTTCATTAAGTACGGTTGAATTGGTTAGTTTTGCGTACCAAGATACACCCTACGAAACTTGTGTATTCTATGCCAATGGTGACAGTGAAGTATTGAAACGGTATAAGACACAAGAAGATGCAGTACTTGGTCATATTGAGTATGAACGCAAGTTCAATTTGAAAAGGATTAGTAAAAGTGAATTTAAAGTTTAAAGTAACAGGCAAGAGTGTAGAATATGAAGTCTATTCATTAGACGATGCTATGTTCTTGGCAAAGAAGATGAACGAGTTTGTGACTATCACAGGTCCAGACTTTGAAATTGTAGGTATGTTTGGTGTTGATTCAATCAAGGACGGCAAGTGCCCAGACGGCGTTGCTTATGATTGGAACAAGGCTTCACGTATCGGTCGTGTAAAGAAGGAAAGAGTATGAACAAGTGTTATCAATTGGTAGGTGTACCCGGTTCAGGCAAGAGTACTTGGATCAAGTCTCAAGCATGGGCTAAAGACTTGCCAGTTGTTAGCACTGACTACTTTGTAGAAGAAGAGGCTGAACGACAAGGCAAGACTTACACAGAAGTGTTTGAGGCATATATGCCAATCGCCGTTAAGTTGATGGTCAATCAAGCATTGATTTGTCAAGCAAACAAGTTGGATTTTATCTGGGATCAAACTAGTACCACTGTCAAAACCCGTGCTAAGAAGTTCAACACATTGTTGCCCTCTCAGTATGAACACATTGCAGTAGTTTTTAAGACTCCTGATCCAGATGAATTAGCACGTAGATTGGCAAGTCGGCCAGGTAAAGTGATTCCACCTGAAGTGATGGAGAACATGATTAAGAACTTTGAAATGCCTACACTAGATGAGGGCTTCAAAGAAATTTGGAATATAGGAGAATAATATGCCAGCAGTATTTTTAGTGAGTGATACACATTTTGGTCACGCCGGAGTGTGTAGGTTCACCGACTCAGAGACGGGTGAAAAAATCAGACCATGGACTGATCCACATGAAATGGATGAAGAAATGGTAAAGCGTTGGAACGAGACAGTTCGCCCAAATGATAAGGTATATCACTTAGGTGATGTTGTTATCAACAGAAAAGCGTTACCCACGTTATCTCGCTTAAACGGTGATAAAGTGTTGATTCGTGGCAACCACGATATCTTCCGCGATGACGAATACAGATTATACTTCCGAGAATTACGTGCATACCATGTAATGAACGGAATGATCTTAAGTCATATCCCGTTACACGAAGCATCGTTAGGACGTTTCGGAACCAACATTCATGGGCACTTACATTCAGGTAGAGTAAAGAAGGCTCGGGGTGTTGATGCTAAGACTGGTGCCGTGTTATACGGTACAGCAAACGATGTTCGTTATCATTGTGTTTGTGTTGAGCAAACCGACTTTCGACCTATCTTGTTAGAAGATGTGTTCAAGCGCATCACAGCAGAAGGTGGACAAGTAGGATTCAACCCAGACGCATACGGTAACGGTTCAGCGATGTAAAATCCGAAGGGGCTTCGGCCCCTTTTTTTTCGGCTGACGCAAAATAGTATATTTTTGCAAACTAGAATAAATACGCATATATTACGAGATATAACATGCTACAATTCATCAGAGACCTTTCACACAAACTTTTAGACTTTATCAAGGATGACCCAGTTCGTCCTGAGATACCCACCAACTTTAGAGTATCAGACGGACGATTAGTCGCCGCTTTAACTGATGAACAAGAAAATCCAGAAGCAATGGTATGTGTCAGCTTCCATGATTTTGTGCCAGCTGATATCACAGATTTAGATAAGACTGCAACAGTTCCGACTACTGCAATTTTCTATACAATCTGGAGTTACAAGGCGGGCAAGGGACAAGAATTGCTATTCAGAGCAGTTAAAGGGATACAAGAACAATACCCAAGTGTAACTAGGTTTGTAACTCTCAGTCCTAAGACAAACATGGCTCGCAGATTCCATTTAAAGAATGGGGCAATCGTTTACAGAGAAAACGTTGACACCACTAACTACGAGTACAAAGTCAACCAAGAATGACAACAGTAAGATTCATATATCAAGGTGATGACTATAACCTTGAGCGTGAAACTGTAGCAAAGAAAATTTGTGAATTTGTGGCAACACAAATAGAACTACCAAACGAAATTCAAGTTGAGTTTGCTAAACTAGATGACAGTCAGTATGGTGCAACACTAGTCAATCCACGTTTTAAAAATCGTGTGCAGATTAACACCATATTGACAGCAAACGAAATCCCACAAGTGTTAGTACATGAACTGTTACATTTGAATCAGATAAAGACAGGTCGACTATCAAGCTCAAGCAATGGAAGACCAATATGGGATGGGCGTGTATTACAACTTGCTGAGAATGTAAATCCAGATGACTTGCCCTGGGAACAAGATGTTGCAAATAAACAACGGAATTTATTGACAAAGACTGTGCATTATCTTACAAAAACTCAATAGTTAGAATTTTATTTTAAGTCTATTCCTAGAAATTCTGTATGATTTATATTTCTTCTTTTATCTAGTCTTTGGATGAATTGAGATAGTTTGCTGGGATCACCATCTTTGGTGATTTTATTTAGGATACTGTCTGCATTTGTTTTAAAATTTATGTCATTCACATAGTGCTTTGATTTTTTTAATTTTATAAAATTATCATGTGCTTGTTGTTTTAACCTATCAGGTAAATGTTCTACTTGAAGTGCAACTGGTGTTAGTAGTGGAGTTAGAATCCAAGTACTTGGATAATCCTCATACTCTAAAATCTGATCTATGAACCCCACATTCACTGCATCTACTACTGTATTAAACACAATATTACAATTTAATTCTCTGGCCCATTCAAGGTTCCGCTTAAATTTTTCCCATTTAAGCGGCCATCTATGGTATTCTGCAACTTTACCAACACCATCTATGCTGATTTGTAAGGTTAGATTATGAATGTTTTCACATATCTTCTTTATATCATCATCTTGTATAGTTAAGTTGGTGTTAATGCAAACAAGTGGTTGAACATCTAAATCTGAGATTTGTTTTAGTAGTGCTATAAGTTCATCGGTTAGGAATGGCTCGCCACCGGCTAAGTAAATCCATTTAGCTTTTGTTGCTTTATCTAAATCAAATTTAAAATTAATTGGTTTAATCTGTAGGTGTAATTCTTTTGCCCAAAGACTGCTTTGCTGTGGCATACATCCTATACAAGCTAAATTACATATATTGCTATATCGTAAATCATATGAAAATGTAATTTCTTCACTATCAGGTATATATGTATTAATATATTCTTTTACATCAGGATCCAGTAGCCATCTATTGTTTTCTTTGATCCTATGTGAGGCAAATCCATTATCTTCAAGTTTATAACAAGTTTCGCAATTATTTACTCGCTCACCGTTGATTAATTTTTGTCTTATGATTTTGATATCATCGATTGGTGTTTGACTGTGACAACAAAGTGTTTCTATTCCAGCAAGTCGTTTGTGCTTGTGAATGAATGGGAGGACGCAAAAAGTAGGGGAATCAATGTTCATAGATTATTTATTTCTGACACACAACTTGACTAATAATCAATTTGGGTATATAATACTCGTATGAAGTCAAAGATTAACGAAATTTTGCAATGGTTCGGTGCTGTTTTTATCATCATCGGTCACGTGTTTAACGCAATTGGTCCCAGTGTTTATCCCTACAATATCGTAGCATTTACCCTAGGGACTGTGTTTTTTATGGCTTGGTCGTTGCGTGTAAACAACAAACCCCAACTCATAGTAAATGTAGTAGCAATTACTACATGTGTAAGCGGATTAGTCAAAGCATATTTAGGTTGACAATAAATGGTTTTGGGCATATAATTCATACATGAACTCAAGAAAACGCCGCTCAGATCGTAACCAAGTGATTTACTTTATCCAAGATAATGTAACACTTGAGTACTACATCGGTTTGACTGCACTTTCGTTCAAGGGCAACATTCGCAAGACCCTCAATCGCCGTATGCAAAAACACATGCAACGGGCCCTGACAGAAAACAAAGATTGGGGTTTGTCTCGTGCTTTGCGTGAGCGCGGTGCCGAGCGTTTCGTGTTCGGTGTCGTTGAAGTAGTACGTGGCAAGCGTCCTGCTCACGCACGTGAAACAGAATTGATTAACACATTGCAACCAGCATTGAACACATTCGGAGTCAAGTAATGAACGAACGAATTCGAGAACTTGCTGAACAGGCTAGAGCAGAATCTAGCCAATGGCTTGGTAGTAAACCTGCTATTACCATAACTTACGATGAATTTGAAAAATTCGCCGAGTTGATTGTCAAGGAATGTGTCGAACAATGTAGTAAAGCGTTAGTAGAGCACACCGGACAACCATCTGTCACGCATAACTACGCAGTTGGTTTGTGCCAAGACCGCATCAAAGAACATTTCGGAGTTGAAGAATGAACGAACGAATTAACAAACTTCTCGATTCAATTGATGTGAATCCCAAGATTCGTGAACTTGCTGAACAGTCTGGATGTAAGATTGATAAACTTGGCTTCGGTGAAGGTAATCTTGAAAAGTTCGCCGAGTTGATTGTTCGGGAATGTGCGTTTGAAGCATTTAAGTTTTGGTTAGCCCAAGGTGATTGTAATGACGAATCCGCGCAGGCACATATCAAAGAACATTTCGGAGTTGAAGAATGAACGAACGATTTAAAGAACTTTATGAAAAGGCTCACGAACAAAAGCCAGTTATGGTAGTTGATCCACAGACAGGTAATCCAATACAAGCAGGTTGGGTTAACAAGCCAATGTATCATAACGAGTTTAATCCAGAAAAGTTTGCCGAGTTGATTGTCAAGGAATGTATCAAAGTTGCAGGTACTGAAATGGGTTACTCTCAATATTGTGCAATGCGTGAGAAACTTGAAGAACACTTTGGAGTCAAATAATGTTCAAACTCAAAGTCGGCGATGTTTGTAAACTGAATGAAGTGATTCCTAGCATTCACCGTTGTGATGATTGGAAGACTGGTTTGTATCGTGTGACAAACATTTGGGCACTTGGTTGTTTCGGCAAAGACAAGGAAGACCCTCGCCGTCAAAGTTACAAATTTGAGAAAATCAAAAAAGACGGCACAGTGTATAAAAGTTTCAATAACGGCTATCGCTGTCAAGCATGGGACAAATTCATTGAAGATGGTAAAGTGGAGATTGTGTATGAAAATTAAACTTACACCCATGATGCAATATAGAATTGCATTTTGGTCTGTTACTGGTCTATTGTTTCCGTTCTTTTTTGTGATTGTGTTACTAGGGATAATTAATCCATTTTGGTTTCGCAATGATATGCTTTCGTGGATTGAACGGCTTGCACGAAAAACAGCAGAGTGGCGTGATGGTTTGGTGTATGTAAAATACTATCACGATAAGGCATTCCTATTTGATAAGTTGAAGGCTTAAAGTAATTGATTTAGTTCAGGGTACGTTTTGAACGTATCCTGTTTCCTTTTGTGGTCCAGCTTTTTGTGATAGTCAATAAATGTAGGTAATAGATGACTATCATCACCGTCATTTAAAAAATTAATTAATATTGGCCACCATGCAGAATCGACATTGATTGAATCTAAGTAATTTTTGTGATTAATTAATCTATCATTGACGATCTTTTTAAAGTCGGGTGGTAGTATTTTACAACTTAAATAATTTGGTTGTGTGAGGATGTTAAAAATAAAACGATGAGGATTTATTAATTCGTTTTCCATTAAGTATCTGTGCAAGTCAGGGGCATGATGTATATTTGTTGCACCTACAGTACACGATGTTAGGAACCTGATGTCCTCTCGCATTAATTCTCGTAGGTTATCTTCAATCTGACTCCAAACAGTACCATCACGAAATAGTTCTGCACGTTCCCCGTATGCATCTATGCTGACAAACAATTCAAAATCTTTGAATTTTTTAATATAGTCAATTAGGTTTTTATCTTTGTATGTTAGCTTGCTTAAATTGGTTGTTAGCACAATCTTAGTATCAGTTTTTCCAAGCTCTAATAATTTATCCATTATGACCCAGTGTTCGTCAATCAAAACACTTTCTCCACCTGCGATATGTAGAAGCTCTACATCTTTAACAGATGCTAGCACTTCAGGCATTATATCGATTTTGTTGTCATGTATTTCAATAGCTTTGGTTATATTATATTTTTCTTGGCTAATTAAACTACTAAATTCAGAATTGCAACTTCTACATTTAAAATTACAGAGATTACTATACCGAATGTTTAAGTGACGCATTTTAAAATCACTGGGATTTTTGAAGCTACCATCTTCATTCGTTTGTGCTATAATTTCGGGAATAATGTTTTTAAACAATTCATTGATGGTGTTACGTTTTGTACGTGAGTGTCCTGAATTTTCGTGTGATATGCAATATTCCTGACACCCCTCAACTGGCTCACCTTTAAGCATCTTAGCACGTATCTCATTCATTTTGGGTGAATGAATTATTTCGGTTAACGTGTTGTCATTGATATTGCCCACTGGGTAGTTTTTGTTCCAAACACAACATGGATGTGTCACACCTGAGGGCATGGGGTGTATGTGTATCCAAGGTAATGCACAAAAACTTTTATTCATCACTTATTTATAAAGTGGGTATTAGGCTTGCATTTTATTTGCAAAAGTGATATACTCAACAAATGAATAGCCGACAAAGACGCACATTCAATCGTACCCAAAATCATACAATGATATTGTATGCAAATCAATACAAGAAATATTATGGGCTTGATGAAGCCACTCAACAAGCACAGAAATGGTGCAAGAAAAAATGCAAAGGCATGTACAATATAAAACATGATTGGGACAAATCTATTTTTACTTTTCAACTTGAACGTGATGCAGTAATTTTTGCACTTAAATGGTTATGACACACGAAATGGACTTAATGAAATTACCCTGCGGTGGTGTAGCATACTTTGATGAAGATTCAGGTATCAGCTATCGTTGTGAGTTATGCGGTGCTGTAGTTGGCTCGATCGGTCAGCCGCAACATTGTAAAGATGAAATGCAAAAGTATGATAACTGGCAAAAGCTAGGTGGCAAAGGTTGGGATTACAATTTAGAACCAGAGGAGTATGAAGAATGATTAGCCCAGGTCAATATATGTTTTATACAGGCGTTGTCTACTTTTTTGTAGGCATGTTTGATATTTTTGTTTATCGTTTCTGTGAACCAGAAATGATTCAAATGGTTTGGATGCTGGTGTTATTGATTCCAGTACTATTACCTATCGGCGGAATCGTGCGTGGTGCACCTTTTTGGAGAGTAAAATGAAATCAAAGGCAGAAATAATCCATGACATGTGTATGACGTATAGACATGATTATGGACTACGCAAAAATGACAACGACCCTCCGTGGACAGCGGGCATGACTGAATATGATGCCAAACAACTTTACAAAGTAATGGAACAAATATACAATAACGATATTGAACCTATACTTAAACATTACGAGGAAAAAAATGCACCTAAGCAAAGTTAACGAAGCATTGGATCACAAGATTGCCGGTGGCGCCGAGTATCAATGGTCATGTTGGCCCAACGCACGTTGGTTAGACTATGAAAGTGAGTACGCCCATGCTTCAGTAGTCTTTAACTGTGTAACACAGGAAGTTTACACTGCCGAAGTAAACGACAAAGATGATAAGCATAAACCTTATCGTTGGTTGAATCCTGCGTTTAAAGAGGATATGGTTATTGAAGCTATGAATCGAGGTGTTGATCCTAACCAAGCATGGGATAATAAAAATTGGTATGACCTCGAAACACAAGAAGATTGGCTGACTAAAGCACGTGCTATTATGCGCGGGGAAAGTTTTGATTCCCGTGTTGAAATTCCACTAGACTTGGACGATGACACATTGTTTAAGTTGTTTACCATGGCACATGAAAGAGATATTACGCTAAATAAGATGGTTGAAATTGTTTTACAAGAAACAATTAATCGTCATCGAAATGACGACCTGACACGTTAATTGTATATAGGAGATTAATATGAAAAAGGTCATTTTAGCATTAGCGTTATTAGCATCAGTTCCTGCATTTGCACAACATCATCACCACGGTCATGGTCATTGGCAACGAGGACATAATGGTTGGGTTTGGGTAGCACCAACTATAATCGGCGGCATCATTGGTTATGAAATTGCACGTAATCAACCACCTGTGGTTGTTCAACAACCAGTAGTAGTTCAGAATCAAAGTATTCCACAAATACAACAATGTAGCCCGTGGACTGAAATTATGAATGCTGACGGCACAATCACACGAACTAGAACTTGCTCACAATGAATGAAATTTTATTTGATATTTTTAAATGGATAAAGAGTGATTACAAAAGTCATAAATTACGTTTTTATCTTGAGGTCCTTGCTTGGGCTGTATCTATTGGCTGTTCTATCACTATGGCTGTTACCGTCCCCAATCCACCTCTTTTGGCTTTATACCCTGTTTGGATTACAGGTTGCGCTATATATGCTTGGTGTGCTTATAGTAGGCGTTCCTTTGGTATGCTGGCTAATTACATTCTGCTTACCACAATCGACACAATCGGATTAATTAGGATGTTAATGTAATGGAAGAAGTTAAAAAATATTTAGATTTTACTGGACGTGCAACACGTAGTGAATATTGGGGAGTAAATATTGTATCCTATCTAGGACTAATATTAGTCGCAATACTATCAGTGTTAGTTATCATGTCGGGTGTGCTGGGTGCATTGTTTGGTGGCATCTTTATATTAGCTAGTGTGTTCATTCTCACGTGGGTAATACTTGCAGTCACAGCAAGGCGTTGCCGTGATGCGGGAATCAATCCGTGGTTTGCTGGATCAATTCTTATCCCGTACATTGCAGTTATTCCTTGGGTTGTGTTTGGGTGCTTGCCTACCGAAAAGGAGAATGCAGTTGAATGATTTGTTTGATACAGGAAATGAACATTATCTAAAACAAGAATTCAACGAGGCACGTGCTTGTTATGAAACAATATTGCAACAGGTGCCAGACAATCCAATTGTGTTGCACAATTATGGATTAGCGTGTACCCAACTCGGTGATTACTTAGCGGCAATTGAGAGTTTTAACAAAGCGATTGACCATCGCTACACCGAGAGTTACATAAGTCGAGGAGCAGTACATCGTACATTAGGCAACTATCATCAAGCAATGGTTGATTTTGGTACTGCGTTTATGCTGTCACCTAGACATGCAAGCGCATACTCAAATTACGGAAATACATTGCGTGAATTTGGTATGCCCGATGTAGCATTGCCCTTTCTTAAAATAGCACAGGACATAGACCCCAATGTTCCTACATTTAGATTAAATGAAAGTGTTGCACATTTACTAAAAGGCGATTTGCTTTCTGGCTGGGAAAAGTATGATGCACGTTGGTTCTTTGATAGTAAAGAATCATTCAAACCAAAGTTCGATGGCGCTGAATATGATGGATCACAAAACATTAACGGTTTAACTGTTTTAGTTTATGGTGAGCAGGGGTTCGGTGATTGTATTCAGTTTGTTCGTTATGTCAAAATGTTAGAGAACTTACACGCCAAAGTAGTACTACATGTAAGAGAGCCGTTAGTTAGTTTGTTCCAACATAACTTTCCGTCAGTGCAGGTAACATCTGATAAAGCTGATATACCGGTATATCATTATCATGTTCCATTGTTATCGTTACCTAAATGTTTCGGAACGACTATCGAAACAATACCTTATCCTGACAAATATCTATCACCTACCATAACACATTCAAGTCAGTATCTCCCTGCTAAAACAAAAACACGTGTAGGCATACAGTGGGGCAGTAATAGTGTGGCATTCATCACTAGATTTAGAAAAATTGATCTTGCAAAGTTACTAGCGATTGCCAGTGCGGATGTTGAATTGGTTTGTCTAAATTTTGATATCAATGATGAAGAACGAAAATTGCTAGCAGAACACAATGTATTGATTCCTGAACTAGGCAACTTCAATCAGACTGGAAACATCATTAATCAATGTGATCTGGTCGTGACAGTAGATACAGTTACCGCACAT